CGCTGCGAGCGTGTCGAGCACGGACCGGCGCAGCGCGTCCGGGGCGATGCCCTTCTTCAGCGCGTCCGCGGCATCGACCGTGACGCCAAGCCGGGCGGCCTGGGTCGCGACAGCGGCCACTTCGGCGAACTCCGCCCGCAGCTTCTCGGCGATGTTCGCTTCAGCCGTGCTCTCGGCAGCATGTGGCGCAGGAACGTTGAGGCGAACTGGCTCCGCTCCCGATTGCTCAGGCTCGGTCGCCTGCTGCGGTTCACGCGGCTGTTCCTCGATCTGCTCGGTTTCGTTCGCCATGGACAGGCTCCTCTTCGGTGTCTGGTGTGTAATCAGGCGCGCCGGCACGGCCCGGTCGAGTTCGGCCACCATCTCGGCAATGGCGAGGTCGAGCGTGCCGAGGCGGTCGGCGAGACCGGCGCGAACGGCGAGCGTGCCGCGGTAGATCGCGGCGTCCGTGCCGCGCACCGCCTCGGGGCTCAGGCCTCGGTTTGCGGCAACCAGCGCGCAGAATTCGGTGTAGAGGCGATCGACGTCCGCCTGGATCGTTGCGCGGGCGCGTTCCGAGAGCGGCTCATGCGCATTGCCGTCGACTTTGCGGTCGCCGGCGAAGACGAAGGTCCATGCGAGTCCTGCCTTGGCATCCGCCCCGCTCTCGTCGACGTGAACCGCGACCACGCCGATCGAGCCGACCTCGCCGGTGCGCGTGACATAGAGCCGATCGGACGCGCTCGCGATCGCATAAGCAGCCGACAACGCGCTCTCGTTCGCAACGGCCCAGAGCGGCTTCGCGCTCGCGCCGCGGATCGTCTTTATCTGCTCGACGAGGTCGAACAGGCCGCCGACTTCCCCGCCGGGGGAGTCGACGTCGAGGATGACGCCGCGCACGCTCGCATCGTCCATCGCTGCGGCGATGGCGTCTCCGATATCTCCATACGCCTGGAGGCCGCTTGCGGCATCGAGGTAGCCCGAGCGGCTCACCAGCGTACCGATCACCGACACCACGGCGATCTTCTCCTCGGTGACCGAGGTGAGCGGCGGCGGATCGGTTTCCGGTTCGATCGGCTCCAGGGTGCCGCCGGCGAGCCGCGGCGCCAGCACACCGAGGATCACCTCGAGCTTGGCGCGCGCGATCAACAGCGGCGTCCCAAACACGCGGGACGCCAGGTGCGGAAGGTCAGGCATTCGCGTTGTCCTGTTCGCCGGCCGACGTGTTGCTCGGCTCATTGGGCATCGGAGCCGAAGCTGCTGCCGATCCAAAACTGAGGCCGAGGGACTTCTCGCGCGCCTGGTCGGCCGCGATCTCGGCATCCACCTGCTCGGCGTCGTAGCCGCGCTCGGCAAGCGCCTGCGTGCGGCTCTTGAGGCCAGCCTCGATCTGCTCGATCTCGGCGCGCGCGTCCTTGAGCGGATCGACCCAGTCCCACTTCGGCGGCAGCCATCCGCAGGCCAGGTACTCGCGGCGACGGTCGTCATAGCCCGGCAAGTCGAGCGTGCCCGCGAGCACCGCGGTGTCCATCCAGCGCGCCCACACCTGCCGGCAGAGCTGCCAGACCACCACCGCGTGCTGATAGGCTTCGATCCGCCGGCGGAATTCGAGGAGCGCCAAGCGCGAGTTCGAGTAGTTCGCTTTGAGCATGTCGTTCGAGAGATACGCGTAGGGCACGCCGAGCGCCGCCGACACCTGCAGCAGCGTCCGATACTGAAACGGCTCGTAGGTCTGCCCTGAGTCCGCGGGCGCCGAGGTCTGCACCTCCTCGCCCGGCTCCAGCATGGTGATCTGTCCGGGCTGCAGGTCGATGGTGCGCTCGTCGTTCTCGTCGCGTCCTTCCGCGGCATCGAGCGGCTCCGTCGGCGCGGGCGTCGTGATGAAAAGCGCGTGCATCGCCGCGACCTTCTTCCGGTCGAGCTCGGCGTCGTCGTACTGGTCGAGCAGGAAGAGCTTCACGATGCCCGCCGCGAAGCGCGAAACGCCACGAAGCTGGCCGGCGTCGACCGGATCGATGACATGCACGATCTCGGAAGCCGGCACGCGCACGACCTCTCCGGTCAGACCCGGATCGGTCACGTCCCCCGGGTGCCGCCGCAGGAAGTGATAGGCAACACGTTGGCCGATCCGATCGAACTCGATCCCTTGTCGGATCACGTTGCCGCCGGGTGCCACCTCGTTGCGGTTGAGCGGCAGCATCTCAGACGGGAGCATCTGCAGCTGCAGCGGGACCGTGAGCCCGTCCTGCGGGCGGCGTGAGCGGAAGCGAAAGAACACCTCGCCCGCGATGAACACCTCCCGCGCCGCCCGGCGCTGCAGACCGTAGAGATCGGTGAAACCCTCGGCGTCCGCCTCGTCGGTCCAGTCGAGCCAGAGCTTCTGGACCTGCGCCTTGAGCGTCGCATCCTTGATCAGCGACGACGGCTTGATGCCGGCGCCGACCACGTTGCCGGCCCAGCTCTCGATCGCGTTCGCGGCGTAGCCGTTGTTACGAATGAGCCAGCGGGCGCGTGCCGTGATGTCAGGACCGGCTGCAGCGATCAGGGTGTTCAGGTGCGCGCGACTGGGCTGGAAACCCTTGAGGCGCCGGTTCGCAAGTCCGGCCTCGAAGCCTCCGATGAAGGCGCCGACACGCCGCCGGAACGCTGTCAGGGAGGCGAGCATTCAGAGGCCTTTCGAAGCGGACGTGAGAATGCGGCGCCTGCGGCCGCCCTCCTGGGCCGCCGCGATCCGTCGTTCGAGGTCCGTGATGGCGGCCGCCATCTCGGCATCCGAAGCGTAGGTGATCCGGCGCCCTTCGATTTCCACGGTGCGCACGCCGCGAAAGCGCGCGGCGAGCAACACCTCGCGTTGCGCCGTCAGCTCTTCGAGCGTCATCACCGATGCTCCGGGGCAAGCCGGTGAATCCGATCCTTGAGCTCGGCAAGCGTTGCCTTGATCGCAGCCACATCGGCGCGCAGCTCCGCGACAATGCGCCGGCCGGCAATGTCGTTGTCGACCTTGGCCTCAAGCGCGAGCAGGCGCGTTTCGAACTTGGCCTGGCTCCCGGCTGCCCAGGCGACGAGCTTGGTCAGGGCGGCGACGACGGCAACGGCATGCGCCAGGAAGGCTGCGACGATGACCCATTCGGCATTGCTCACGCGGTCGTCTCCCGTGTTATCGGCTTGGCGCAAACAACGGTTTGCTCGAACTCCGACCGCGCAGACTGCGCTTGGCCACGCCCTGCCCGATCTCGATAGGCCGCGTCTCACCAGCGCTTGCCAAAACGCGACAGGCCAGAGCGGCAAACACAACGCCGCGACGGCTCTTTGCCGTCGCGTCAGATCAAGTAGCTGGAGCGAAACACCCGTCGCGGCCGGCGCTCCGGCTTGCGACGAATAATCCCGGCAAGTGATTGTGTTTCGGCTTCTGCATTTGGCGGCTCCGGTTCATCGTCCCGTAAGACGCATACCTGTCGTTCAAGGTCGCGCCACATTGCCTCCGTCCAGCGGTCGGCCCCGGCGATCCAGGCCGCGGCCCGCGCATAGACCCGGCAGTCGAGCGCTTCGTTGCGTTCCCTCAGCTTCTGCCATTCGAGCCGGGTAAAGCCGCGCTTAGTCTTGACCGTAACCAATTGCTCGGCGACGAGCTGCTTCACCCACTCGGCTTCAGCGCCGCGCGGCAGATGGACGTAGCCCGCCGGAAACCTGGCGCCGGCCGCAAGGTCCTCGTCGGTCGGTACCGCAAGCTGGAGGTACCGGTAGGTCTCGCTTTTGAAGGTCGCGACCGCGATCGTCCACAGCCGCGCGCCGCGGCGCAGCTTCTTGCCGCCTTCGGTCACATCGACATGCGTTGGGCCGATCACCGGCGCCGCGCGGTTGAAGCCGTCGACGCCCTTGATCGGCGCGACCTGCGCGAAGCCCGCGCGGCGCGACCAGGCATAGACCGCAGGCGCTTCGTATCCAGTGTCGATCGCCAGTTTGGCCAGTGCAAGCCGGGTTCCGTTCGCGTGGGGCCAAGTCCGGCCGAGGAGGCGGCTCAGGTCCTGCCAGGTGTCGGCCCGCTCGGGTCCGCCTTCGAGAACGATGTGGTCGACGAGCCAGCTTTCGAGACCACGGCCCCAGGCCCACACATCGACCTCGATGCGGTCCTTCTGGACGTCGGCGCCGGCGGTCAGGAACAGGCCGCCGCTTGGTACGGTGCCAATCTGCCAGGGTTCGCGGCGCTCATACAGCCGCTGCCAGTCGGGCGCCTCGCCGGTCTCGACCCAGGTCTCGCCCAGCACGTTGTTCTTGAAGCTGCGCTTGGCCTCGTCGGTGGTCGCGGCCTCCCAAAGCCGGGCGATGTTCTCCCAGGACAGCCATCCGACCGGCGAATAGAGCGCCGAGATGTGGAACCCGATCGTGCCGGGATCCTGGGCCTGCGCGGTCGGGCGCCACTCGCCGGCCGCGAGCATCGCCGTCTTGTGGTGCTCTTCGATCCGTCCATCGCATCCGTCGCACGCGTAATGAGCGGTCTCGGGCTTGCCCTTCTCCCAGCGCAGCCGCTCAAATGTGAGCCACTGCATCGCCCCGCAATCCGGGCATGGCACGAAGTAACGCCGCTGATCGGACGCCTCGTATTCGCGCTCGATGCGCGACAGGCCGTGAATGGTCGGCGTCGAGCCGAGCAGGACCTTGGAGCGCCACGAGAAGGTGCGCGTGCGCGCCTCGGCCAACGCGACCGGATCGCCTTCCTCATCGGCCGAGGGCGGATAGGCATCGACCTCGTCGAGGAACAGGTAGCGGGCCGGCATCGAGCGCAGGCCCACCGCCGAGTTGGCGCCGGTGATCACGAGCAGTCCCGCCGGGAACTCCTTCGACAGCACCGTGTTGCCGGCATCGCGCGAGCGGGCCGGCTTGACCCGTTCGCGCAGTGCGGGACTCTCGGCAATCAGCGGATCGATGCGCTGGCGCGAGAAGCGCTTGGCAAGCTCCACCGTCGGCTGCACCGCGAGCATGGGCCCCGGCGCATGATGGATGACGTAGCCGATCCAGTTGTTGCCGCCTTCCGTGAAGCCGACCTGCGCCGACTTCATCACCACGATGCGACGCGCCGGATGGGTGGGCGACAGCGCATCCACGATCGCCCGCATATAGGGCGTGCGATCGGTGCGGTAGCGGCCAGGTTCGGCCGATGCACGCGGGCTTAAGACCCGATGACGATCAGCCCATTCAGATACGGTCAGCGCCGGATCGGGCAAAAGCCCGTCGCGCCAGGCTTGGGCAAGCTCTTCTGCGCCCTCGAACGCGAACAGGTCACCGGAACTCGGCCCGGATCTCGGCGAGTTCGGCAAGGTGACCGCGGACATGGGTTTCGATGAGTTTCTGGACCGCGTGCGCTTCGACGCCGAGGTCGGCCGCGATCAAAGGCGATACCCGCGCGGGCCAGTTGAGCCAGGCATCTCGTTCCTCTCTAGCCAATCGAAAGATGAGCGTCGTGGCGCGGCTGCGGTCTACAAGCTCGCCCTTGCGCTCCTGCAGCTTCTGGCGCGCAAGGTGCGCCATGGCGATTTCACGGACTGTACGCGCTTCAAGGAACGTAACCTTAGAGCCGGTAGGCAGGCCTTGTTCCCGAAGCGTCTCGCGCACTGAACTCAGCGCGGCTTCACTAACCGGTCGAAGCTTCTCAGAGGCGGGCTTCGGTTTCGTGCGTGTGCGGGCCGGGTCCGTGGAGCGCTGCCAAGCCACATCCGCTTTCGCGGGATCGATCGTGCCGTCCGGCTCAAGCGGAATGCGGCCGGCCTTCGCGGCCTTGAGCACCGCCACATGGCTGACGCCACGCGCCTTGGCATAAGCGCGGATCGATAATCCCATGACGATTGTCGGGCCAAAAAAGCAATCAAATGATCCGATTATTCGCTTGGCTGCGGGCCGCAGCAGCGTCCTTATAGCGCCATGATGAAGCGCGGGAGAACGACAATGACGGTTTGGATGGTCCAGGTGATCTACGCGAATGGGACTTTCGAGGATCGTTATATCGCTGCTGCGAGCGCGGCGGACGCGATTGAGACAGTCCGCGCTGACACTCCTGCCTCGCTGCGCCGCTGGGCGCGCTTCATCGTCTGACCGAAACCGTCATCGCAAGCCGAAATTGGAGAGCACCATGTACAAGGTTTTGCCCACCAACAACGAAGCCTGGGGCTTCTTCGGCACCATCCGCCACCACGCCGATCCCGCGAAGGCTTGGCTCGCAGCCTTCAAGGCGATTGCGGCTGCCACAGGCTGCGCCGACGAAGGCGTTCGGGATTTCCTCGACAGCCGCCATGGCCGGCATTTCGCGGACGATGTGGCCAACGGCCTGTTCGAAGGGCGCAGCTTGCCCGAAGCAATCGAAGCCGCAGTCAATCGCTGGATGAACTGGACCATCGATCGCCGCACGTCACGCGAGACCCGCATCCCGCGCGGACTGCCTTACCTCGTCGGCTTCGTGACCGAGTGCGAGATCATGGCGGCAGCAGACGCGTAAGCGCCGCCGTCTCTCGGCTCCTGCGGCCCCGCTGTGATGCGGGGCTCGGGGTCGTGGAAGGGCCCCGATGGTCGCGGCCCGACTGCGAAGGAGCCACATCATGGTTCGACTTTCCGATTCCCAAGCCGTCGTTCTCGGTGCCGCGTGCCAGCGGTCCGACCGATCCGTCTATCCGCTCACCACCAAGCTGCCGGGAGCCGCGGCCGCGAAGGTCCTCGGCAGCCTCGTCAAGAAAGGCTTCATCGAAGAGTTGCAGGCCAAACCCCAGGATACCGTGTGGCGCGAGGACAAGAAGAAGGGTCGTCTGACTCTGCGCGCCACGCCGGCCGCCTTCGAGGCTCTCGGCATCGACCCGCCTTCCGGCGCAGAGACCGTCGCTGAAACGGACGCCGTCGGCGGCACGAGCCGCGAGGCGAACAAGGGCAAGTCGAAAGACAAAGCCGCGCGTGCCACGCGCGCCAACAGCAAGCAGGCCCAGCTCATCGAAATGCTCAAGAGTCGTGACGGCGCGACGATCGAGGAGATCGTTAAGAAGTTCGACTGGCAGGCGCACACGGTGCGCGGTGCGATTGCCGGCGCGCTCAAGAAGAAGCTTGGCCTGAACGTGCAGTCGGAAAAGGTCGAAGGACGGGGACGCGTCTACCGCATCGTTGACTGAGCTGATTCGAATTATTGCGCGCCGCCTGGTTCGAGCCTGGCGGCGCTTTTCCGTTCATGCAGCTAATCGCTCATCCTTCAGGGCATTGAAGGTGCGACCATCATCGGCGAGCGTCGCCTTCCCTTGTGCATGGCGCTGCCAGCGCTCAATGATGACATCGCAATAGCGCGGGTCGATTTCGATGCCGAGGCAGACGCGGCCGACCGAGTCAGCAGCGATCAGTGTTGAGCCGGATCCTGCGAACGGCTCATAGACGAGATCGCCTCTGGCGCTGTTGTTCACGATCGGCCGGCGCATGCATTCGACCGGCTTCTGCGTCCCGTGCTCTGTGGCGTCGTCGTGCTCGCCGGTGCCGATGGTCCAGAGTGTCGATTGATCGCGCGCGCCCTGCCAGTGGCCGGTTGCGCCCTTGCGCACCGCGTAGAAGCACGGTTCGTGTTGCCAGTGATAATCACCGCGGCCAAGCACGAGCCGTGGCTTTGCCCAGATGATTTGGGTGCGCACCACGAAACCGCACCCTTCCAGGCTCTCAGCCACGGTTCGGGCGTGGACCCCGGAATGCCAGACATAAGCGACCTCGCCCGGAAACAGGGCCCAGGCCTCGCGCCAATCGGCGCGGTCATCGTTGTTGACCTTGCCGGGCCGCGCAGTCGAGGAAACGCCGGACTCGACTCGCCAGTTGGGATCGTACTCGACGCCATAGGGCGGGTCGGTCACCATCAGGTGCGGCTGGGCGCTATCGAGCAATCGATCAACATCGGTTGCAACGGTCGCGTCGCCGCACAGCAAGCGATGCGGTCCAAGCAGCCAAAGGTCGCCGGGCCGGGTGACCGCCTGGGCGGGCGGTTCGGAGAATTCATCCTCCCCCTCCGCTGCCCCATCCCGGTTGAGGTCGTCGAACAGTCGATCGAGCTCGTCCTCGGCAAATCCGAGCAGCTCGAGGTTGACGCCATCCTCCTTAAGCCGATCAAGCTCCGCCGCCAGCAGCGCATCGTCCCAACCCGCATTGAGCGCAATCCGGTTGTCGGCGAGCCGGAACGCGCGCGCCTGGGCGTCGGTGAGATGCCCGAGCCGGATGACGGGCACCTGCTTCAGGCCTAGGCGCTTCGCGCCGAGGATACGGCCGTGGCCCGCGATCAGGACGCCGCGCTCGTCGACCAGGCACGGCACGTTGAACCCGAACTCTGCGATCGAGCCGGCGATCTGCGCGACCTGTTCGTCGGGATGCGTCCGTGCATTGGCCGCGTACGGCAGCAGCCGCTCAATCGGCCAGCTCTCGACCTGCAACGGCTCAGTCGTCGGCAGGAATTGCGACCCCGCGCTCGCGCGCAACCGCTTCGAAGGTTTGGCCTTCGCCATCGAGTTTCACTGGCTGGTCAGAAAAGAGCTTGCGCCACCGGCGGAGAGCGACGTCGACGTATTCGGGCGCGATCTCGATCGCCCGCATGCACCGGCCGGTGCGTTCCGCAGCGATGATGCTCGTGCCGGAGCCTGCGAACGGCTCGTAGATAGTGTCGCGCTCGTTGCTGTACGCCCGCATCATGAATTCCGGCAGGGCCACCGGGAACACCGCGGGATGTTCGGTCTCGATGCCGCGCGCCTTGTGGCGCGTGATGCGGATGACGTTGTCCGGGATCCGTGTCTCCTGGACGCCCTGGCCGGCGTGCGTCCATTCGCCGACATGCCCGTCCTTGTGGCGGATGCCGCCGTGCGTGTCGTTGACGTGGCCGGCCCACTTGCAGGGCACGATCTTGTTTGGCTTGCGGGACTTCCGATTGAAGTGAAAGACGAGTTCGAAGGCCGGCGCTAGGCGCCCGTTCCAGTCGCCTGGCAATCCCGGGCCTTGGTCCCAGACATACAGCCCGAACCGTCGCCAGCCCCGCTCGCGCATCCAGCCGAGCCACTCGTGCCAGTAGGGCTGCCACTCGTTGTCGCGGTGGACCAACCCAAGATTGACCAGGACTTGGGCGGAGTCCGCGACCGGCAATGCTGCGAAGACGCCGCGCATCAGCGCGTCCCAATCGCCGACGCCACCGGTCGTGTAGTCGCGCTGGTTGCTGTAGGGCGGCGACGTGAACACGAGCGCCGCGCGCTCGCCGTCCATGACGCGCGCCACCACCGAGGAATCAGTGCTGTCGCCGCACAGCAGCCGATGATTTCCGATCAGCCAGAGGTCGCCCAAGCGAGAGACTGGCTCCCGGGGCGGGGACGGCATGTCGTCGGCGGCGTCCTCGCCGTCATCGCCGGCGGTCTTGGTCTCATCACCAAGCGGCGCCATAAGCGCGTCCAGATCGGACTCGGAGAAGCCTATGACTCCGAGATCAAAGCCCTCGCCGTTGAGCGCGTGCAGCTCGGTGGCGAGCAACTCCTCGTCCCAGCCCGCGTTGAGCGCGAGCTTGTTGTCGGCGATGACGTAGGCTCGGCGTT